AGAAAATGTTGTTCCTTGGTCAATCACCAAGTTTTTAACTGTAGCCATGGACATTCTCGTTCATAGGTGATTACTACAGTTATTTATAATTGTTCTATTGTGGACCGTGATTTTCTTCAAAATATGTCTGTAACCAGTTCCAATCCACAGTATTTTTCAATGTTTCTTTGCTATCACGATGTTGTTCAGCATACTCATGTCCTTCTTTTGCTCCCTTTAATACCCAATCTGAGTGTGGGCCTTCGGCAAATGACATCCAGCGGTCCAACCATAAATGAGCATCATCACCATAAGTCACTGTCAATTTCACTGTTTCACGGAATGCCGTTCTCCAAGCCTCATAAGGTGTTGTAGCAAAAACAGCTTCACTTACTGTTCTTGGCACCGTGATGGTCTTGCTGTATTGAGTGAAATCTAATCCAAAGTTTGCAGGAGTGTTTAACACTAGATTGCTATTGTAACATACCACGCCCATGTGACCATATTGTAATCTATTGCTCATGTTTTTTGCATGAAAAATGATATGTGCATCAGAAATGGTTTCTACAGGATAATCAAACACAGAAGAATCTGTGATGTAATTTTTACCAGTCACAACAAAGAATTGTTTTGCTCCTTCGGACAAATCCACACAACGGTGAAACATTTTTCTACGTCCATTGATGCCATCAATTCTCACAGCACGTGGACACATCTTTACTAAATGTTCCCAATTATCATCTGCGTTACTTTCTCCATTACTTACGAAGAACACAGGAACTTGATCCTTTTTAGCTGTTCTACGAGTTTTCAAAGTATGTAAAGCCACAAGGGGATCCACTTCAATAATCATTTTGTCTGGCCATTCCCATGGATCATCACTTTCTTTCTTCATCTTTTCAATGATTTTCCTTTCACCTGCCCATCCTGCAATAAACACTTGTTCTGCGTCTTTACGAACCACAAATACTACAGGACCAGAAATATGCTCCCACGTAACACCATTTGTACAACGATATAATTTACGTTCCGCTCCCTTACCGTCAATGATGTCTACATAATCGAATGCTGTTAATTCTTTGTCTCCGGCTTGGGCCCAGCCCTTGGCGTCTTTTACTGTGTCTATAAAATCTGTGAACCAACCCAAACTTCTTACCCAAGATTTTGTTTCAATGGTCCAATATTTTTCAAACAGCTCACTATGCGCTAACCACGTTTCATTATTCAGCATCCTTCCTCACTTTTTTCATTTTGGTTATTTTTTTCACTTCATTGTCTATACGCTTTTCTTCATTAACACCTAAACTGGTACCAAATGCCCATTGTCCTACGTGGCGAACTTGTGTGCTTAAATTCATATCAATAAGTATTTTATATCCTGCGTTTCGCAGCTTCTGCTGGAAATAGAAATCTTCTCCATGCCAATCACCTTCATAATATTCAAAGTTAAAATATGGAGGTTCAATCTTTTTCAATATTTCTGTTTTCATCATCATACAACCCATCCCCACACCTTCAACTTCCTGTAAATCTTGATGATGTTCTAAAGGTAACCAGTTTTCCCAATTACCTCGTTCTGGGTATGCAACAGTTTGTAAAGGAACTGACCGTTTCATATAATTGGAACAAACAACATCTACATTATGTCCCATAAGTCGCATAGCTGTTGTGCTGGGAAACATCATGTCTGAATCCAACCATAGAGCATAATCAGCTTTCAAAGCTAAAGCTTGCTTGGCCAATGTCTCTCGTTGTTTTAACAAAATTGTGCTTTGGTCATAAAGAACATGAACATCAATTCCTGCCATGGTTGTTGTTTTCACCAACTCCACTAACGATGCCGTAAACAAACTATACATGGACTCTTTACATGGTATCAATACAGCAAGTTTTGTGGGGCGTGTTTTCCAAATACTTAAATCATAAATGTTCTTCATAGTCCAGCAACCCCTGCTGCCAATGAGGTGGATTGCGTGGTGATGTCCCGAATCATGCTTGTGATTTCAAAAACTCTTTTCACAAATAGTTGATAGTCTGCAAGAGGAAATTGTGTTACAGTATTTAAAGTATCCACACTGTACTTATCATAAATTAAAATTTCCATGGCAGCTATTCTGGCCCATTTTTCAATGATAGCAAATCTTGTAGTTTGTGGCTCATTGGTTAATAGATTCAATAAATGTTGAGGGTCATGTTGTGCTAGAATGTCCTCAAGAAATGCTATCCGTTCTGGCCACTCATTCTTTTCTTTTAGATATTGTAGTTCATACAATAATTCAGACAAGACTTTTTTATCGTACCCAATAGAAACCCATCGGACATACCTTTCTTCGTATTCCGATGGGTGTGTGTTAACTGAATTTATTAATAAGTCATATATGTTTTCACTCATGATTCACTCCACTAAAAATAGTATAATAAGAAATATATATCAATGCTATAAAATGTCAAGTATTAATAGACTTGGGGTGTTGTTCTCCCGCCGAAGTTTTGAGATAGTAAGATGGCTCCGGTGGTTATACCAATTTGTGCACCTAAATCTGCACGCAATCTAGCAGCACCTGCCAGACCATATGCATTTCGCACACGCCCCATCGTAATTGCCGAACCAGTATTTGGTATTGTACCCATTGTTTACCCCTAAAAGGCCAAAATTATTTATTACAGTTGCAATTCTTTTTTACTTCATCGAGTTCAGCCTTTAGGCTCTTTATTGCTTCAACTAATAGTGGAACTAACTTTTCATATTTCACTGCCAAATATTGTTCGTCAATTGGTGCAGGTGCCACGGCTTGTGGTAACACTGCTTGAACTTCTTGTGCACTCAAACCAATTTGTACAGCATCATTGTTATAACCCAATGATTTAGCCAATTCATTTTCAGTGAAGTAGTACCCATTTAGTGCTGTTACTTTTTCTAGTGCATTGTCAATGGTGCCCTGAAAATTCTTTAGACGAGCATCTGAGTAGTAGGCTGTGATTTCATTGGTGGCTCTGATTTCACCTGCTGTGGCTGATGCAGGAGTTCCAACACCAAGTGAGTTGAATTGTACGTTGGAACTTGTGGCAACAGCTTGACCAATTGAGAAGGTGACTGCGCCTGTGCCTGCACTGACTGACACACCTGTGCCTGCTACTGCAGAAGTTACACCAGAATTAGTGATGGTGACGGCACCTGTAGCACCTGACACAGAAATACCTGTGCCTGCTACGTTAGAAGTTACACCAGCGTTAGTTAATGTTACTGAACTACCAAGAGAAACAGAACCACCACCTGACATACCAGTACCAGCAGTAACGGTAACTGCACTATTAGCCAACTTGGCATTGGCAATACTTCCTGCCAACATGGTGTTGGTAACAGTTCCTGTGTCACCTGTTGTAACCACAGTACCTGTTACGTCAGGCAAAGTAATTGTTCTATCAGCAGACAAAGTAGCAGGAGTCATGATGACTTCCCAGTTACCAGTACCACCAGCACGTCCACGAATTTCAATACCATCTTGTGTTGCCGCTGCACGAGCTAGAACACCAGATGCACCAGTTGTGGTCAATGATGTACCTGTTGCTGCACCAATGTTAGGTGTGATAAGTGTAGGTGATGTTGCTAAAACAACAGAACCTGAACCTGTAGTACCGTTACTTAAATTGGATGCAGAAATTTGTGTACCACCAACACGATATGTTTTTCCTGAAGCAATATTCATGTGTTCTGAACTTGTCCATGAATCATTACCGTTGTTGTATGTAAAGGTCTTGTTTGTTGCTGTGGTGGCTTCGACGGTGATACCTGCACCATCAGCACCTAAATTGGTGGCGTTTCCCTTGGCAAGAGTGATGTTCACATCATCAACGTCAAGTGTGGTGCTGTTCACTGTAGTTGTGGTACCATTCACAGTTAAATTACCTGCAATGGCTACATCTACACCTGTTAATGAAATAGCTACAGCACCTGTTGATGATTTAATATCATTACCACTAACTTGTAAATCACCTGCCACCGTGACATCAGCACCTGATAATGTTAGTGCTGTTGCTGATGAGGACTTGATGTCGTTACCAGTAACAGTTAAATCACCGGCTACCGCAACATCAGCACCTGATAATGTTAGTGCTGTTGCTGATGAGGACTTGATGTCGTTACCGGTAACAGTTAAATCGCCTGCTATTGCAACGTCTGTGGTGTTCAATGTTATGGCTGTAGTACCACCTGAGGACTTGATGTCATTTCCACCAACAGTTAAGTCACCAACGATTGCAACGTCCGCGCCGGTGAAGTTAACGGCAGCTGTGTTGGAAGAACTGCTGGCAAGACGAAGTTGACCTGAGTTGTTTACTAACCGTCCAAATTCAGTACCACCATCCTTCAAGATGATGTCACCGCCGTCAGCATCAAGATTGATATCTCCTACTGCATCCACAGTGAAGTCAGCAGTGGCATCAACTTCAGCGATGATGGGAGTAACAAGTGTTGGGGTGTTGGCAAACACAAGAGAACCAGTACCTGTTTCATCTGTCACAGCAGCTAACATTTGTGCTGATGTGGCGACCAATGTGTTGCTTGTTAAGTTAATGGTCTTGTTGGTAAGTGTTTGTGATACATCAGTACCCACCATCGTGGTTGTAGCATCAGGGATGGTGATGGTTCTATCAGCAGTTGGATCAACAACTGTTAGTAATGTTTCAAAGGCGTCTGCTGTAGCACCTTCAAAATACAAACCATTGGTAACGATGGCAGCATCTAACGTTTTGTTAGTGAGTGTTTGTGCACCGTCTAATGTTGTAAGTACGCGTGTTGCTGAACCTGTATAGAACTTGAAATCACCTGCATTGTTCCAAACGTCACCTGAAACAGGTGATGTAGGGTCAGCACTACCAGCTACAACACGGATACTGGCTGTTGAGGCACTACTCGTGACAGTGGTAAGTTTACCTGTCATGGAGTTACTGCCATCTTTCTCCAGCTTATCGGTGTTCAAATTACTAAAGTTATCATCAACTTCAGTATTTGTTAGTGGTGTACCTTTTACGTTTCTTAAGGTTAATGTGGACATCGTTATCCTCTATTGGCAATTAAGAGTTGTAGCATATTTTTAATATCTGTTAATTCTTGTTTTACACTATTTATATCAGTTTCAAGTTCTTTCATTTTGTCTTTACTGTATCTTCTGGCTTTATATGCTGCCAACCCTTCTATATCAGTGTTCACTACAGCAGAACTGTAACTGTCTCGTCGTATTTTAGTCTCATCCATAACAATTATGCCATCAGTGCTAATGCACGCATGTTGTTTATCGTAGGAATATAGTAGGAATCTGTGCTGGTCATCACAATTTTCACAGCAAATGCAGTGAATTGTGTGAAGGAGGCTGAATTGGAAACATACTCAAAAACACCATCTGAATTCAATCCGCCCACCACTGTGGTTTCATCATGATTATTTTTATTGAACTTGAACACAAATTCACCAGCTCCTAAACTATTGCTATTTCTACTCATCACCATTTGTGTCCATGGTCGATTCTTGAAGTCAGATGCATCACCAACACCTATAACTTTTGCATACAACCGAATATCTGTTCCAGCTGGCATATCTGCATCTAAGAACACCATTAAGTCATCAGCTTCTTGACCTGTTGGAAGTGATACCAACTTAGTATGATACTTGGCATTTCCTGCCACATCTGTTGCTTCATAATCTACCGTGATGATATCATCAGTTCCCGCAACTGCGGCGTTGGAAGTTAATGTGATGCTATCCCGAGCAGTTACTGCACGAACAACACCAATAACTTTACCTTCTGAGTTTCTAAGAACAGACCCATTAATAACTTGGTCAATAAAGGCGGTTTCATCACCTGATGTTTTACCGGTTACTGTAGTGCTACTTGTGCTGAATGTTGAAGTTCCAGATAATGTTCTTCTGGTGCTACGTACCACATGATTATACCCAATGACTTGTGATTTAGTTATATCAACAATAGGTGAAATGTTGGAATTGTTGGTTGCAAAATTAATCTTCACCATCACTGAACCTTCATCGTCTGTATCTAATCCTAAACCGGTGCCAGCACCCAATGTATTGGATTCAAATGAATGTGAGTAAACAGTTTTTTCTTCACCCAATGTAAACAATCCCTCTTTCTTCATAGGTGTGTATGAAGCAGGATCCACCTCAGATGAATTGTAAATTTTATGTTCAAATGTCAATGAAGAATCATTGTATTCAACAAAGGATAAACCCGAGGCAAATCGGTGTATAAGTTTTCCTTCAACATCAGTTTCATATGGTTCTAATGTGATGATGGCAGTACCATCTGAAGCAACAGTACCTGCTACACGACGAATTTGAACTGTTTCACCTTCAGAAAAAATTCCTGAAGTGATTTCAGTATGTGCAACTTTGTTGTATCGGTCGTAACTTAAAATAGTTCCTACAGCGCCGCTCGTTTGTCCTGTTAATGTATCACCCACCAACACGGATCCAGAAATGGATGATAATCCAAGATAATCAACTTTCTTGTTTTTTAGATACAATGTACCACTGGACACGTTGAAGTTGGCACGATATATTGTGAATTTCATATCAGCAGATTCAGAGACGGTCCAATTTACGCTGTTACTTGAAACATATAAGCGACCTGCTGCGGGTTGCTTGTCAATCTTTTCTTCCGTACCAATTTTGTTTTGTCCTAGTACTGCTGTCCATACTTCATATCCTTCTCTACCACCTGCAGGCAATAGAACAACGGCATATTCTTCATTGTTCTTTAGATATACAGGTGATGAGAATGTGAATTGTGTTGGAGCTTCTGCATCATCAGACACGTTCACATCTTTCGGATATAAAGTCACAGTGCTAAATGGAAGAATTTCTGTGCCAGGATTTCCATTAGTTGTGGTGCGAATTTGTAACGTAATGGGGACAGTAGCTAAAGAAGGACGGGTTTTAAAATATACATCCACTTTAGTTATAAAGATACCATTATTTTGCCCAGACACGAAAAAGGTTTGAGCGATAGGATCTTTGAAGGATGTGGTAGAAGGATTAACTGTAACTGTACGTTCTACAGATAATTCCCGAGGTGAAGTAGCTCTTGCAAACGTAATGTTAGGAGCGCGTGTGGAAGCAATCTTGGCTGTATCATATGTTACTGCACCATATGATGTATATGTTGTGATGGCTACGCAATCAGTATCAGCATTAGGATCAGATGGATGATTGATAAGCGTGAAGATACGAGTGCCTGTCTTGAATGTTTCAGCAGGAACACGAAATACACCAGAAATCTCACCGTTGCTATCTGTAGATAAATTTCCGCCAAAAGAAGTTTGTGCAGTAGTTCTGCAATGGTCGGTCACTAATTGTCCATCAAAGAAAGGATATACGCGTGTGTTTGGCTTCAAGCCTTTGGCATTGAAGTTGATGGTGGCACTACGCATATATGGCAGAGGTGTGTCTGCTGGATTTGGTATATTTGGTGGGTTAAGTTCCATTTCTGATCCTATTTAAATTATATTGCGTTAACTTCTTGGAATCCAAAACTGCTGATGGATTCATTTTCACCGCCCTTCCATGCCATACCGCCGCCGTAAACTGAAGCTGGATCCCGTCCTGCTGAACCTCCACCGCCCCCATACGAAATTGGAACTTCTTCTGGTGGAGCAGGAGAATCTAATGGAAGTGAGATTGGGAAGCCTTCATCAATGATGGTAGGTGTTACTGAGATAACGGCTGGCACACCTAAAGCACCGCCCACACTTTCAATCTTAATTGGTTTCAAATTCCATTCTTGTTCAATGAAGATTGGTGGTCTTGGTCTAACCTTTTCTACCTTTGGTGGTTCAGGTGGTGGAGGAGGAGGTGAATCTGGTCCAATCAACACTGGTACTGGAACCATGATTTCAACAATTCTTTCCACTTCCTTAACTACTTCTTCACGAACAGTAACCGTGTTGTATACCACTTCTGTGTTGTAATGATTGATGACTTGTGGTTGTGTTCTATGTTCAAACCATACATCTTCAGCAGGAATTAATCCAATGCTACCTTCATAACCATACACAACATTGTTAGTTACTGATACCGATTCTGATGCATATGGGTTCGTAGAAAACACGCTATGTTCATAAGGTAGTGTGGCAATTTCTCCTTCAGCAGGATAACTTACTAAATCTGGGCGGAAATCTGTTGCCAAAATAGCAGTTGTCATACCTGTGTAGGTAATTAATCCTGTGGTGCTTGTGGTAGTTCCAGTCACGGTGTATGCTGTATTAGCTACAAATGTTCCAGTGCAATTCACGAGATATAAACGAATCCACTTGTAGTTTCCACCACGTGCAATTTCCACACGATGTTCTACTTCACCTGTTGCTCCAGATGTTGCTTGATTTACTGTTTCACCAACACCGAAATTTGTGGCACCCACGGTCTGACGAACAACAATTTGTGCATCTGTTGGTGCAAGAAGCACACTACTTGTGCTAGCCACTTCTAAATCAATTGGGTCAGCATCTAAACGAGGAGACAACAACCCTTGATAAATTAAACAATTATTCGTTTCATTGTTAAGATTAATCTTATCATTTCTATCAAATGAATCAACCAAGACACCGTTCTTGAAACGTTCTTCACCTGTATCATTATATATCAATGTGTTAATTGTCTTTTGTTCCAAGAATGAAAGTTTTGTGAATTCTTCCAACTTACCTAAACGCTTTTCAATAACACCGATGTCTGCCATGGTGTATCGACGTTGTAAATCTGCCTTGCTGAAGCTAGATGCGTTGGTTGGACGACCTGCCAATTTGGCAGCCTTGGGTGATAAAGCTGGGAATGGAGGAAGTTCTAGAACACCTAAGTCCATACAGTTGGTAGGTAATTTTGGAACTAATGGTTGTTCAGAAGCCAAGCCTTCAATGACGGTGAAGTTACCATCGGCATCCAATACCACACGGTCTGTTCGTGGAAGATTCCATTCAATGTCTGTTGCAAATTCTTCTTGTGGGTGTGGAATATAGAACGGTGTGAATCCTGTAAATGCTTTAGTTGATGATGTATATCCTATAGGATTGATGTTGGATGATGTCAATGTAGTTGTGGATGTTGCCACATTGGCAACAGTGACACGGAAATCCAACACATCACGCATTTCATATTTCTTACCATTGGTTGCCATATAAACAGGCATTTGATGCCAATCAATTTGAACAGATGTTGGGCTATCACCTTGTGCTGGCAATGGATAGGAATCCACATTGAAGAAAGCACCTGCACTATGGACAAAGTGATCCAGTTGAATTACATATCTACGTTCTTCTAGGAATCCGCCTTCAATGGTTCCTAGATTGTAATGACTGTCTGTTTGACCGTTTTTAATTTTAAATTGTCCAGTGTAATCATCGCCTGAAGATGCGATAGTTGCCCAACTAGTTTCTACATCACCTGCTTTCACAAAATCAATACCATAGATGTCATACAATCCTAGAGATGCAGGTGTTGTGAATTTCTTGGCTATCACATCCCAATTAGGATGCACCACCTTTAAAGGAGTAGCACTAGTCATGGTGCCACCTGAATCTGGGTCTACAGCAGCATTTGCAGATAATGTAATGACTGGACCAGTGGCAGTACCGGTGTTTTGTGGGGTCACAGAACTTACTGTTCCCACCAATTGATTATCATTTCTATAAATTTTACTACCTACTGGACAATCTTCTGAAGTGATGTCTTTACCTAAGGTATAAGAAAATTGAATTGCAGGACTTGCTGTGCTGCCTGAAGCAGTCAGATAAGTTCCTGAACTGATGTAGCCTAATTTTTTACTTGTTTGGATACGAACATAACGATTAGTACTCAACGTTTTGCTTCTTGGTGACACATCGGTACGCACCACAGAAGCCAACACAGAAACAGTTTTACCTGAATCTAAACTTCCAGGGGTGTAGATGTTTAAGGTCAATGTGTTGGTGCCAGGTGTTACAGTAGCATTGGCACCCACCATGTTGATAACTTGTCCTTTCTTATATCTAGTGGTTGCGCCTGATCCACTTGTGATGTCAACTTCAGCAACCACGACTAGTTCTGCAAGAACTGTGGCATTGTTTGATGCAGTAAAGGCAAATGTTTCATCACCAGACACACTAACAGTAACAACACCATTAGTACCTACAGAGGTAGAACTGAATAATTTTCTATAGGCAAATGAATTGTCTAACGTGCTAGGTTCAAGAGTCTTTACGTAATTATAAGTTGTTGGGATGATGTATGGTGAGAAAGAAGATTCTTGTAACACTGCAGGTGCAGTGGCAATGTCTGCATGAAAATCTGCTGAACCATCGTAATATAATCCCAGAACATCAGAAAAAGTTCCTGATGTCATTTCAATGTCATACAAATATACACGATATGTAGCTGAGGCAGAACCTGAAGTACCAGAAATGTATTCTATGGTGGCAATTCTTGCAGTTCCAATTTGTGAACCTGGTGCCGAAGCATTGGAATATGTGGTAGCTGTAACAGCTCCAGCAGCTGCACTACGTAAAGATATCAATGAACCGTTAGAAGGCATTGGGCCAGCCATTTCATCAACAACAACATAATTACCGTATGCTGTAGATAAACGAATACCTGTTCGTGAGTTGGTGTCTGTTGGCTTGTTTACATCAAGATATTTCGTGGCAAACAATTCATATTCAAATCCTCGAACATATGCTTTACCTGGTTCTACACCTAAAGCAAGTTTACCGTTATCTCCACCTTGTGCAACCGTGTATACACCATCTGTATCACTATCAACTAAATGTTCACGGATATGATAATTAAATGGACGAACTACATAATCACCTGATTCATCGTATGTTCTACGAGCTAATGTTTTATTTAATTCGGCATATTGAGTTCTATCATAACGGCGACTAATAGCACCAGCGTTAACTTCATATAGAATGAAGAATCCTTCCACAATTTCATTGATGGGATATGCTACAAGTGTTGTAGAAATTTTAAACCGGTCGGCACCAGGAGCTGTATAGTTGAATGCACCTTGTGCAGGATCCAACAAAGTTTCATCATCATCTGATGTGATGATTTCTTCATTCACCAAGAATCCTACTTTCTTGCTTGGTGTTTCGCTATATTTTTCTAATACAATGGTTTGAGAATAGTGACGGATAAAATATCCATTAGCATATACAATGCCGTCACCTACAGAGAACAATGATCCTTTTGTAACAGGTGTTTGTGAAGCATCAGCAACAATGATTGTGATGTTTTCATCATCTGATTGTGTAAGAACTTCATCAGCCGCAAATGTTTCTGTGGTTCCTGAATCACCTTGTGAAATGTATTGCAAGAACAAGGCCTTATATGTAGTGGTTTCACTACCTGTGGCAACTTTTTTCACAACAGCTTGTACGTTATCATCAGCACCTACTAATATTTTTCCTTCCAAGGCCAATAATGCTTCATCAGTGATTTCTTGGCCGGCGGTGTCTGTGTCAAGAATTTTCACAACATCAACACCAAAATTTGTTGATTCTGGGCAACCAGAAATTACAGAACCTTCCTTGAAGATGTTGTCACCAAAACGTTTAATTTGGTCTTGAAGGACTGTTTGTAACTGAGTTAGTTCACGTGCTTGAACAGCATATCCAGGCTTGAATAAAACTCTGTGAAAGTTTTTATTCAAATCAAAATCATCATAGTATGGATAGGTGTTGAGATTGAGCTTGGCCATGTGTTATTAGAAGTTGATATACAGTTTGAATGTTTCTGTTTGTTCAGTTTGTCGAACAAGAGGTGCAATGTTATTATAGTAAATAACTTCACCTGCGCGTTGAGAAATTTCTGGTTCTACCAAAGAAGTGATGATTAATCCTGATTCACCTGTTGTTACATTTTCCAGAACGGATTCTTCATTGATATTATTTATCACAGGGAGCAGATAAACTGTTTCTTCTTTGACATATGCCACTAGATATTTTCCGTTACTATCTGTAGTAATAATGTCATCAAGATTATACCGTGTGCCGTCTGGTACTTCCATCACATAACATGCATTTCCAGTGTTAGCTGAAAACAATGTTTCATTGTCAAATGTCTTGATGTTTTTAATGATACCGTATTGACGGAAATCATTTTCCAAGAAAAAGTCTTCCAAGAAATCTTCAATGTTCACAGTGATACCTAGTGTTGTAGAGAACAATTCTTGGGGTACATTGGAGCCATGTCCTCCTTGTGGAGAAATCACAGCACGCAATTCAGCATTTGAACCGTCACCATTAACTGTGAGTTCTGCGAATGTATATCCAGTACCACGGTCTGTGATGGATACTCCTGTGATTTCACCATCTACAACAGTAAGGTTGGCGGCAGCTCCACTACCATCTCCATTGATTGTAACAGAGGTGTTGGATTGAAGATAACCAGTTCCCCCATCCACAATTTCAATGAAATCAATTTGTCCATTCGTGGCAACAGCATATCCAGCAACATTTTGATTGATGATGTTTGGAAGGTCTGTAGTTTCAATTGTTACAGAACCTGTGGCTCCTGTTCCTCCGCCACCTAGTATCAACACAAAGGCAAAACTATATCCAGAACCACCGTTGGTTAAATTCAATTCGGTAACTAAACCACTAGATGTTGTGGCGGTAGCTTCAGCACCAACACCATCACCGACAATGATGACTGTGGGTGTGGTTGCATATCCAGATCCTTGTGCGTCTAGAATAATTTCACTAATGGTGCCATTATGGTCAAATCGTGTGGATGTTCCATAAAACTTCACAGGGATGAATCCAGAAGTTAGAAACTTCACACGGTCGGCAGCAGGTACTTCATACAATAATTGCCAGATGTAACCATCAGATAATGTCTTGGGACCAACTTCAGAGAAACTAGGTTTCACAGTAGATGGATTTCCATTATTGTTATTAAGACACTTATAGATTCTGAAGTTTTCTTCATTGAAAATATAGAAATCTTCTTCAGACATATCTATTGTGTCATCGTATTGAACGTAGATGGTATCTGTTTCCCAATCAATTCTTCTAACCATTAAAGTTACATCGCTTGGATTCACTTTTTTAACACCCAAGATGTTTCTCTTGATGGAGGAGTCATCAGCACGAGCATCAACAGGAGTTGGAGCAGTGGGTTCATTGGCCCATTCTGTTGGTCGTGCTAGAAACACATAGAAGTAATCATGTGGGTTGGGATAGTTTGTGATAGTGAATGTGTTGATGGTGACCGTTTGGTCTAGCGGACCAGTTAATGTTGTGTCACCTAATCCAAAAGCAGGTGTGATGTTGATGGCTGTTCCTGCTTGTGCATTCACCAATGTTGTAGCCAACTTAATGACGTTGGCTGATACTTTAATGATGAAGTAATTGGTGGCATCAGTTAAAGTGGAAATGCTGCCAGTGCCTTCAGCAAAAGTAACTTCTTGTCCAGTCACAAATCCATGAGAGGCAAGATACAAGGTGTTATCAATTTTCAAAAAAGCTTGATAGCTGTTTCCAGTACCAGTTAAATTTATTGCTGACCCACCAGAGGTCAATGATAATTGAAAGGTATCTGTTGCTGCGTTCACAACATAATATTCAGTGCCGTTGGTAAGATTTCCAATGGCGGTTCCTCCATTGGAATAATATGTTACAATATCACCGGTTACAAATCCATGATTCACTGATGTTATGGTTTCTGTGCCGGTATCAACACCTGTAGTTGATACATTGATGCCATGTAAATTTACTAATTGTTCATCTACTACAGCACCTTCAATGTATTCTTCCGCCAACACCAACTGAAATGCTGAACCTGATGGTGAACCAGCTAAGTTGATGGCTGTCGGTGAAGATGCAATGGCATAGGCTCTGCTAGTAGCTAATTTAATGGTGTCATCATCTATCACAATGATGTAATAGGACACGGCATTCACCACATTGGTTATCCCTGTCGTGGCTCCGTTTTCAAAAAATATTACTTCATCACCTTCATTGAAGTTATGATCCACATATGTGATGGTATCAGCACTAGTATCTACATCTGCATCTGAAAACTCAATGCCGCGGATGGTCATAGTTGTTACTTCTTCACCTGTGGGAGTAAGAAGTTCTATACTAGTACCATCCGTGGCAATGTAGTCATCAGTCAATACTTTATCACCATCCACATACACCTCGATTCTACCTGGTGTATAGGACAATGTTTTACCTTTGATATCTTCACCAGAGAATGTGGTATCTCCAGCAGTTGCCGAATAGGTATACATTGTGGTGTCCAAAGTGTTAAGAGTGTTCAACTCTCCACTGGGAACATTCAAAGTATTTACAATATCACGGTGAAAACTGCGTGCTAGTTCCGTCCGGAACCTAATCGGCAATAAAGCTGGCATTAGTTTTTAATTATGAAAGTGTGACAGTCCAAGTAATGGTCATAGCGTCAGATGCACCCTTGTTCACTACT